TTGGCGAGTTCAGGTACTAATAGATTTAATATAATTTCTAATTTTGGAGTATCAGAAAATGTGTTAGCATTTGCTCATCCACGTTATGATGACACTGCAAATCCAGCTGTACAACCACCAATTAGTGGACCGACATTTGGTAATGAAAACCCCAGTGCAATTTATAGAGGAGCAGTTATGTGGCATCCTGGAGTGCAACAACAAAAGATAGTTGAAATACCATATTATAGGATGTACCCTATGGTGGGTAATATACAAGGTAATTCGGATTATAACACAGGATGGCCAACGCTGGACGTCACGTATATGTGGAGTCCTACAACAAATACACCAGTTAATATACCGATATCTACTCTTACGCATGCAGTTGGAGATGATTTTATGGTGTACTTTCCAATAGTTATACCACGAATGAGAATTCAACGTGTATCTCTTGCTACAGCAGATTTTGTAAATTTAAATAAAAACACTGATGCACACGGAAGTGTGGCACCTAGAGTGGCGAATAAACAATCGCAGCCACCTGGAGTGCCAGTCAACTTTCAGATGTTATCAAATTTAAAAAAAAGTGTAAGGGAAGTAGTAAATATTGGAGATACTATAAAAGCAAATCGTGAGTGCGCTCAGTCATTAAAAGATACTTCTGATGCAGTTGGTGGAGTCCTTCGGGATTCCCCTGCGTCAGTTGTATTAGCGGCTTGCGACTCTAATTCAAAGTTTCTGAATTTTGGAATAAATGGATGAAAATTTCTGAATTATTAACTGATTGTGTATTGAATGTTGCACATATTTGTAAAGGAGGACCTATTGCAGTACTGGCTGTAGCTAATTTGACAACAAAACTTGGTAGATTTGCTAAACCATATATCTGGGATAAATTACTTAAACTTAGTGAAGTTACGTTGCAAGGCAAGGAAAAAGGAAATATAACTTCGTGGTTTCCTCAATGGAATCAGATATTTAGGGATTTAGCACCATCAATTACCGCAGTAGCATTATCCATTTTGTCTTGTGAATTTACAGGAGCTGACAATATATCGTTTAGGATTAGATATGATGAAGCCATGGATGGTAAAATATCTTTGCTTGATAAGTGTATTGCACTTTTCCAAGTTATCATTGATTATATATTTGAAGGAACAGGTTTCTTTGTTGATTGGTATAAATATTCACATGCCGAAATTACGCAATTGGTTTCAGATTTTAATAGTGATAATAGTGAAGGTAAATTTGAGAGTGATAAAATTCAGGAAAGTGGTAATAAGGAAAAATTAGATAAGTATTATAAGAAAGCTATTAGAATTTCGAAATATGCTCCAGCTATTCCTAAGTTTCCTGTTCAGTATACAAAATTGGCAGAAACTATAATTAAAACTTATAAGAGTGTCAAAATACCAGCTGAAGCTTCCCGCTGTGTGCCAACTGCAGCAGCATTTATGGGAAAATCTGGAGTTGGGAAAAGTTTGCTAATTGGAACTGTATTACCTATAATTTTACTTCTAAAAACAAAACTGTGTGAATCAGCAAGTCAAGCACAATTCAGTACGTGGGCACGTCCTACGGGGCAGAATGTCCATTTTTTTGACGGTTATACTGGTCAAAAGGTAATGTATGTAGATGATTTTTTGAAAGAAATTGAAGCAAAGGATGCATCAGATATGATAAATCTGATATCGTGTACCCAAACTCCACTTGAAATGGCGAAACTGGAGGAGAAAGGACGGTTATTTTCGTCTAAGTTCATACTAGCAACTACGAATAGTTCAAATTTTGCGAATGTTCATGGACTAATGCATCCAGAGGCACTATGTACGCGATTTGTGAATGCGTGGACAATTACAACTAAGAATAAAGATGGATCAAAGGCGGCGTCATGGTTAGCCAATAATTTGGAAGGGAAAACCGTTGAGCAATTAATTGATATGATTGATCAAGAATGGCATTTCTTTTACACTGATGTGGTCGGTGGCCATATTCGATCGAGTGTTACATTTAGAAGTATTGTAACTCACTTGGTTGATGATTTTCAAAATAAACAAAATATTCATACTAAATTGACTAGTGCATTGTCAACCATAACTTTACAAGCTGATGATTCGGATTACCATGATGTTGATGATTACAGTAGAGAAGATGCTATACGGGATTGTATGGCAAATATTAGAGCAAGTAGAATTGATGGTGACTATGAGGAATATAAGGAAATGTTTATAAGTGAATTGAGATGTCTTGGAATTTATAAATTGAAGAATGAAAAGAATTGGAATGACGAAACTTTAACAGCACAAGAAATGTATTATTTGATAGAACCAGAGGTGGAATCAGTAATTAATAAG